AGCGAGCCATCGGGGTTGACGCGGATGGGCGTGACCGTGATGCCGTCGGCCAGCGTGCCATGTGCCTGCCAGCGCACTACGCGATCGGTGAATACGGTCATGGCTTCACCGTCAGGTAGCCGATACGCGCCGTGGGCTTATATAGGCCGGTTGAATTGCTGTTTGTTGTCACCTCCATCACCAGCGACAGTTGCACGAAGCCGGGTATAGTCTCTGCCGCCGGCCCGGCTCCATACGCAGCGAAAAGTGTTTTTCCTTCAGCAAGAGCGTACGTGATCTCCCGACTGGTTGACCGCGTCAGCTGGTAGGAGCTGATATCGCGGATGCTGAGGTGCACGGAAATCACATAATCGGTGGGCCCCGATGCCCAACTAGGCGGGGAAACGTCTGCCCAACAAAAAACCGTCGAGCCAGCCACAGCTGCCACGGCGGCCGTGCATAAAATCACGGTCGCCGTTGCGACCGGCATCAGCTCCGTTGGCGAGTAATTGATCGTGCCAGACTGGTCCCCTATCAGTCCATGCGTATAGGGCCCGGGGGTATTTCCCAGACTGTCACGGCTCACGATCCCGCCACTGCTCAGCGCACCGATACGCGCCAATATTCCGTCGTTCGCCCCCTTATTGTATGCGCTCCTATTCGCGAGCGTCTGAAACGGCGTATGCACACTCGCCGCGGTGCGTGCGTCGGTCCCGACGGGGACCTGGACGGCCCCGGGCCAGCTGCTCGGGTCGTCGGTTAAGTTGATCGGCATACGTTACGCCCCCCAGACATAGATGCTGCTCGTGTCATCGGTCCAAACTCCCATCGGGTCGTCCCAGAGGCCGGGTGCGGTGGTGGCAAAGTCCCACAGCTCGCCGCCGAAGATGACCGTGATGTTTACGCATATCTCGTGTGCGCCGCGCCATCGCGCGATGATGCGCTTGATCTGACGGGCCCTATCGCCACTCTCGGCCCAGTCGGCCGTGTACGCACCGCCCGGCTGCAGCACGACCCAAAACTGCCACCATGCTTCGGGGTGCCCGTTGCCGTCCCATTCCCAGTTGCGCTTGATCGACACGGTCGCGGCGTAGGGCGCGAGCTGACCCATCAGGCCATCGTACGTACCCGCGCCGCCCCGGCTGCCCTTGATGCCGGCCCATGCGTGCCAGGCATCGAGCACGCGTGCGCGCAGGGCCTCGACGCTCTCGCCCGGGGCAGGCTCTAGGCCCCGCTCGTGCGCGGGGTAGCCCACCGCATCGGGGGAGCAGAACTGGATCAGATGCTCTGCGAGCGCGGCGTTGACGCGTTGCGCGAGCACATCGCGCGCAAGCCCCTGCGCGGTAAAGAAGTCTTGCGCCACATCGTCTTGCAGCCACGTGGGCGCGAGGGACGGCTCGTAAAATTCGTATCGGGCCACGCTACACCCCGTGCCAGGTAAGGCCGGTGATATCGAATGCGGCGGCCTCGGAGGGCCCGAGCGCGACATCGGCCAGGGGGGCGGTGAGGACCACGTTGCGGGCTCCCGTGGTGACCAGGATCCGCTCTATCAGCTCGGTGTAGTAAACCGTGCTGCCGATGGGCGTCTGCGCCTGCAGCAGCGCGAGCTGGCTTGATACGCCAGCCTTCACGGTGGGGATCAGGGCCGTGGCCGCGAAGGCGTTGCCCGTGATCGCGATCGTGTGCACGGTTGCGGAGACCACGACGAGCTGCGCGGTGAGCGGCACGAACGGCGCGAGCGCGGCGCGCACGATGTCGACGATGCTGGAAGCCACCGTGCCGCCGCTGCCGCCCAGCGTGACGGTAACGACCCCGCTTGCCGCGGCGACGAGCACCTGGGTGACGTAGGGCGATGCGGTTTTGGCCAGATACGCATAGGTGTCCGCGGTCGCGCTGGTCGCGAGGGTGGCCCACTGCTGCCCCGCACGCAGTTGCAGCGCGCTGTCCGACTCGGCATCCACGCCGTACAGGACAATCCCCGCGGGCGTCGGGATGACCCCGGGCAGGGGGGTGATCAGGGCATAGGATGCCGCGAGCGAGTTGTACGCGGCCCCCGCGCCCTCGGCCTGAAAGGTCAGGGTGAGCGTGCCCAGGTGAGGCAGCGGGCCGCCCGCGCTGTTGCTGTAGCGCAGGTTCGTCGGATTCGCGCTGACCCAGAGCTGCCCCGGGACGATGGTGTACGGGCCTCCCCCGCCCGAATCGGTGAGGGTGATGCCCACGACGGTGGCCGCAGCGGGCAGGGGCGCGATGCGGTACTGCGAGCTGACATACGCGCGCAGCCAGTCCCCGGTGCCCGTGTCCAGATGCGCGGCGTTCACGAACTGGGTGACCAGGGTGTTCACGTCCGCCATGACCTGCGCGTTCACGTCCAGGATCGTCATGGGCACGCTGCCCGACTGCCACCCGACGGTGGGAAATCCAGCGGTAGCTACGAGGTCGATGAATCGATTGAACCAATCGACTTTCGCCTCGGGCAGGATCAGGTCTGCGTAGGTCGTCATCGGCGAAGCACCGTGAGCGCGGTAGGGGTGGCAGCGAGCACGAGCAAGAAGGGCCCCGCAGAGGTGGTGAGGGAGAGGTCGATTCGGTACACAAAGGTCTGCAGCTGCGTGATGACCGCATCGGCACGCAGGACGCGTTCGTCCTTCTCCGCCTCGGCCTCGATGGAGGCCTGCAGCGCGAAGAGCTCCGACGACGTCGTGGACGCGTTGAGCATGCCCCGCACGTCCGTGCCGTAGTCGAGGTCGTAGGCGAGGCTTCCACGCGGGGTCATGAGCCGGCGCAGCACCGCCTCGAAGATGACCTGCGTACCCGTGATCAGTCGAAAATTCGGGTCCAGCGTGGGAAACGTGGAGATGTCGGAACCAAAGTCTACTGGCATCTTAGGAGTCTAGGATACTCGGAGTGTGGTACCCAAAGCAGCCCAGGCGCTCGGGAGTTCGGTAGCCACAAGCAGCGCTTGCACGGGGGCTGCGGGACCGGCGCCGCCGGGGAGGCCCGTGGCCGTGGCGGTCGAGATGCTGGTGCCCATCCCCGCGGCGGAGCCCGCATAGGCCCATGCGTGGATGCCGCCGAGGCCGAACACCCCGCTGAACGCGGTCTGCAAGGCAATCGCGGGGGTCAGCATGGCCGAGATGGCGGAGAGCTGCGCTGCGATGCCGCCCGATACGCTCAGGGACGCCGAGGGGAAGGCCGTGAGCAGCGCGGTGATCTGCGAGATGGCCTGATTGAGCGCGGCGAGCAGCGCGGCCGGGTCGGGCGTGTGGATGCTCATGCCGACCTGCGCGGTGAGGCCCGCCTTGACGGAGAGCTGCGCCGCGATGAGCGGGGACAGCTGCCCCACGGCCGCGACCGCGCCCACGTTGAGAGAGCCGACGGACTGGCCACCGAGATAGGTCAGGGGCATGGGCTCCCCTGTTTACCCGGCGGCTCATACCGGTTGAGTAGGGCAACAGCGCAGTCGTACGACAGCAAAAGCGCCATTAGGTCATTCACCTCAACCTTGACCGTCCTCGACTTTTTTGGAGTCCAGCCCTTCACCTTGGCCCGCAGACGCTCAAATAGATGATCATTCATGGTCGCTAAACAATTTTGCCTAGCCCGGCGACCGGCCCGCCGCTGTTGCTCATCGGGGTCGTGCCGATGGGCGAGACGTCCGCAGCCGCGAGGGCGGCGTAGATCTGCGTCACGATGGAGGTGTAAAACGCCTTGTCGCGCGTGTCGGTGGGCGAAACGCTTAGGTCCGTCATGATGGCCGCGACCACGGTGCTAACGGGGGGCAGGGGCATCGCTACGCTCTCGCATTGGGGTTGCCGCTCATGATCTGACCAAACGCGGGCGTGCCGGGGGCGGAGCTGATGACCTGCACCATGTCGCCTTGCCGCGCGATCGGCAGCGCCGCCGCGCTCGTGATGTCCACCTGTGGAGCGTTGACCGTCACCTTCGTGGTCGCGGTAATCGTCAGGGAGATGAGGTCCGTCGTGTTGGCGAGCGTGGCGATGGGGGTCGTGAGGTTGCCGTTCTCGAAGGCGATCAGCACGCGTGCCCCCGGGGCCACAGTCGCGACGACGCCCGGTATGCCCCGCAGCGGTACCCCGGTCATATCGGGCAGGGTGGGGGACTCGGGCCGCACATCGAGCACGCTTCCGGTCTGCGAGATCACCTTCGCCGGGTAGAACGCGCGGGCATCCAGCATGGGCTTGACCAGCCCCAGCACGATCCGCTCGATGATGCCGGAGAGCGAGAGGCTAACCATATCGCACGCGGGTGCGCACGGTGGCGCCGATCAGATGCTCGAGGCTGCGTACGGGCCGGCCCCCGAGCGCATCGCCGGGGCGCAGTGGCAAACTCTCCGATGCGATCTCTATCACCGAGTCGACCGGGTCGTCGGAGAGCACATCGTACTCAAACGATTTCGCTTCGGCGAATTTGTCCGTACCCAACCAGATCGATCCATCCGCCAGGAGTCTCCATGTAGAGCCCGCAGCGCTCGCGAGCGAGCTCACCGCGGCGCGTGCGCTGCCGCCCATCCTGGACCAGGTAGGGAGCATCGTCGCGAGGGCGGTCGTGTCTGCGCTCGGCGCAACGGCCTCGGAGACCTCCGAGGCAATATCGAGCAGGGGGATGCGTACTGGAGTATCGCGGTAATACTTCGACTTGATGGAGCCTTGAAGGCCCCCCGCACCACCTACGATCCATGCCATCGACCTCCCCGCATACACGCCCGCGCGATACACGGTGCCCGAAAGGGTCAGGCCCGGCATCATCATCACTACGCGTCCTGAAAGCTTCTCCTGCGCGTCCACCGTGACATCGGCAAACCAGATGCCGGAAAAGGGCATGCTGATCATGGCGCGCAGCACATCCCAGCCCGCGACCATCGCGTAGCTCATACGGAACGAGACTTCGGTGGCCCAGGCGGACCCGCGGACGCGGGCGACGCGGGGGTGTAGCTGATGGGCAGATGCGACGAGGTCTCGCCACCCGGATCGGAGGGCAAACTCATTTGGGCCTTCTCCTCTGCCTCGGTGAGGCTGTTGGTGAAGCTGCCCAGCGGGGTCGGCTTCACGGTGCCCGCGCCGGCGCCACCACTCGTCGCCTGCGTGATCTTCGCATACTCAATGCAGTCCAGGGTGAGCGTGGCCTTCTGCCCCTCCTTGTCGTGCTTGGGGCCGCGAATCTTCTTCACGTAGATTTTGTTGATGCCCCAGAAGCTGAGGAGCGGATGCACCACGTCAAACGCGGCCGGGGGCGTGGCCTTTTTCTTTTGCGGAGCGCGTGGCCGTATCAGCTCGCCGAGCTCCTGCATGTCAAACCATTGATCGGCGGAGTAGGCGGTGATCTCGATCGTGAATGTCGCGAGTTCGTACCCGTTGAAAGTTAGGTTCGCGCCGCTGCCGTCTTTGGGCGACTTCTCATCGAGCTTTTGCCCCAGCTCGGGTGTCACCTCGACGAGGCCGCGCACCTTGCGCCCCCCGATGACGATATGGTCGAAGCTGAACGCGTCATCGAGCCAGAAGGGGACACGCGCCACTACAGCCCAAGCTCCGCCCGGGCGCTGGCGAATATGCGTGGGAGCTCACGGCGCATGGCCGCGCCGATGTCTTCGGCCACGGACTCTCCGCCCGACTCGACCTGGATGGTGATGGGGCCGATCTGCGTGGTACCCCCGCGTGAGGTGCTCGCGGCAGAGCCGCGCAGGCCGGCGCCCAGATCGTTTGCGCTCATGGAGTTGATGGCGGGCATCGCAACATCGAAGTCGGTCATGTTGCGTATCGCCCGGTCCACAAGATGTGCGTTCTCGTCGATGCCGCCTACGAGGCCCACAGGCAGCATGTTCCCTTGCCGCCACAGCTTGCGCGAGGGCGACCGGATCTCGAGTTCATCGGCTGATGAGCCGTGGATGCTCGCAATGAAGCCGTGCCACTTGTCGTGAAACCAATCTGTTTTGCTGCTGATACCGGCCCAGAGGCCTTCGACCATGGACCCGCCCTGACTCTGCACGTCCGACGCGCCGAACGAAGCATTGAACCAATCCTTCGCGGACGGGGTGGCCGCGCCGAGTTCAGACTCCGTCGGGTTGATTTTGATTTTATCACTGACGCGCGTCGCGCCGAGCGCAGCGTCCACGTCCCCGACAACCCCAATGAGCCTGTCAAGCAGAGCGAGCAGGGATGCCGCGGCCTTTCCAAGCTTCACAAACTGCTCGATCCGTCTGTCCATCGCCCCCGGGTCAGCGTCCACCTCGTCCATCAGCGTGCCGAAGTCCTTGGAAAACTGATCGATAAAGCCCTTACCGAATGCTTCGGAGAGCCGAATGACGTTTCGGATCAGTTTCTCGATAGAGGTAAGCACATGGTCCCAGTCGACTTTGAGTAAGGCGTCGCCGACGTGCTTGAAAATGTCTTCAAAATCCTTGCGAAACTTCTTCCCGGTGTCCGAGTCCTCGGAAAGTAGCGTGTTGATTTTTGTCATCACATCGACGAAGGGCTTCACATCGATGCCCTCAAACAGCTGGCTGATGCGCGACTGCAGCGTGCTGACCTGCCCGGGCAACGATTCCATGCCCATCTTCTGCGTCGCCTTGCCGAGCGGGTCGCCCTTATCAATCGTGCGCTGAATGGTCGAGAGGATGGCGCCGATGCCCTCGTTACTGCTGATGCCGCCAGCGCTCATGAGGCTATGTATCTGCTCTTCGCTCACGCCTCGTTTCGTGGCCAGCGACTTGATCACCTCGCCCTGATTGAGCATGCCGCCGCTGGTCATGGACATGTGCATGAGCTCCATCTTGGACATGTGTCCCGCGGAGCTGATTCGAGCGATATGCTCATGCATCCGGTTCATGGTCTCCTCGCCCTGCGGGCCTGCGCCGGCGGCGGAACCCATATCCGAGAGGGCAGCGAAGATGTTGCTCGACTCCTCGGCGTTGAAGCCGGTCATGCGAAGCAAGCGCATGTTCTTCATGACCGTATCGGTCTTCCACGGCGTCTTGTCCGCCATGGCATGCACGCTTTTATACGTCTCTTGCGCCTTGGTCGCCGAGCCCTCCATGAGCTCGAACCCGATCATCATGGACTGCTTGAACGCCGCGGCACCGAGTGCGAACTTGGTAAAGTCCCAGCCAGATTCGGCCAGGCCCACGACCGCGTTCTTGATCTGCGAGAACACGCTGATGGCGTAAAACGCCGAGCGCGTGGCCTCCCCCATCTGCTTGCTGAAGTTGTTGGCTCCGCCCGAAGACTTCTTGAGTGCCCCCTCGACCCCGCCGAGCGCGCCGGTGATTTTGCTGGCAGGGCCGCTCATGCCATCGATGAGTTTGAAGAGCCATTCGAGCGTTTCCATAGCTTATTTCTTGGTCAGAAACGCACGAATCATGGCGTAATTTTCGGCCTGCAGCATGCCGCCAACGAGGGCTTCGCGTGACTTCTCACCGCGTTGGAGGGCACGGAGCGCGCGGCCCGCGAGGAAGATATTGCCGCGTGCCGCCTCAAACGCGGTCACCGTTTTTTTGCTTCCTGCTCCTGCTCTATCCCGGCCGCGCGGGTGATTTGGCCCACGATGGTGGTGTACGCCATGGGCCTTTTTTTCATGTACGCATCAAGGTCTGCGCCGGCCGGGTAGACCACCACATCGCGGACCAAGCGCTTGGCCGCGATGGAGAAGTCTCGCTTCTCCGATGCGCGTGCCATGAATCGATCGGCTTCGGGCTCGGTCGGGCACCTGAAAAATATCTGCTGCTCTGCAACGACCACTTCCCATACCTCGCCGTGCTCTGCGCGAAGTTTCTCTATTTCGTCTTCCGAAAGCGCCATGCATTCCCCCTGTTTACAGATACGTGTAGGACGAAGCGTATTGGCCATTCATGCGTATCAGCATGATGTCCAGATCGAACTTGATCATCAACGCATCGTTGCCGCCCTGCGTGCCCGAAAAGTCCTCACTTACGAGACGGACGCTTTCGAGCGAGTCGGTGTAGATGGGCGTGGTGTCATCGCCGTACTGGACGAGCATGTTGAATTCCTGCTCCATGTACGGTTTTCCCGCGATGCCCTGCAGCACCCCGATGAGCCAGTAGGCTTCCGCCTTGTACAGGGAGATGGACCCCTCGGGTTTGTTCACCCCGTAGGTGCGGCTGATGGGGTAGCGGCTTGTACCGTACTGTTTCGCGCCCTCTTGGCCCTGCTTGTAGGAGAGTTCGGCGACGCCAAGCGTGATGTTTCCCGCAAGCGCGACGGTAATGGCCGCGTAGTCGTAGCGTGCGCCACGAATCATCGGATAGGGAGGAAGTGCGGGCATTTAGGCAGCCCTCACGTCGTAGGCGGGATTGGTGTAGCCAACCTCCAGGTCGATTTCCTTCAGGTAGCCGCGCGACAGGATGCGTAGCTTTGCTCGCAATCGCCGCGTGCTCAGGATTGGGTCGGTGCGGGTGACGATGCAGGTTGCATCGGTGACGCTGCTGCCGAGCCCCGCACGCATGTCCGCGCGTACGTCATCGTCGATAATGCGCGCCTGCTTCTCCTGAATAAACCCGGTGCTTGGGCTTACCAGCACCGAGCCGTTGAGCCAGCTGAGCAGGGTCTGATACGCGATGGCTTTAGCCCTGTTCTCGATTCGCACGAACTGCGCGAGGCTGAAGTCCGAGCCAGTCACGGCCATCGTGTTCGCGTTGGTGACGTAGAATCCTTGCCGGCCCACGATGGTGCGCAGCGTGGCGAAGCGCTGTGAGTCGAGCGATAGCAGCTTGCGCTCATCGCCATAGAGCCCGACGATCTTGGGGGTGAGCGGACCCCGGTCCACCTCGCCAAAATCCTCCCCGATCGGTATCTGTGCCCATCGGTACGCCAAAGCGTATGCGGAGGAACGCTTGAATACCCGCTCGGGACGCAGCGATGAGCGCACCGCGATGTAGCGTGCAGCCGGGATGACGTTGTATGCGGCGAGGCTTGCGAATGCGGTTGGAAGCGCGCTGTCCGCGACATCCGGCATCTCGACGATGGCGGCCACGTAGCGGCTCTGCAGCTCGGCAGACGAGAGCAGGCTGCTCACGGCGGCAGCGAGGGCAGCGGATGCCGTTGCCTTCGCCGAGTCTGACCCGCTCGTCGGAGCGCCCACGACGTAGACGCATGACCAGTCGTGCACGTCGAGCAGGAGCGCACTGACCGCGGTGGAGATGTCCCCGAGCGAGGCGCCGGGGGGCGTGGTCGCGAGGCTGTACACCTCGCCCGCGACGAAGCTTCCGACCGAGGCGAAGGCGATGCTGACGCCCGTGTCGCCGACCAGGTATGCCGCGCCGCTCGCGGGGGTGACGTACTCCCCGCTCCAGGAGATGCCCCCGTCGTAGGAGATCTTGAACGTGGCGGTGCCCCCCACCCCGGGCTGCGCGATTTGAAACTGCAGCTGATAGCCGTCTCGGGGCGTGCCGCTTGGCGTCACCGCGGGACCCGTACCGCTCTGCGTGATGGTCCCGATCGTTGCCGCAACGGTCTGTGCCGCCGGGGCCGCGTAGACGGGTCCACCGGTAAGTTCGATGACGAAGCCGACCGCCTCGGCCAGGGGGCCGCTGATAAGCGTGGCCTTCACATCGTCGAGCGTGGCGAAGGTGTAGACCTGGTTGACGACCCCCCCGGTGCTTACACCTGTAAGCGCGATGCTGTTTTCAGGCGATGCGGCCTGCAGACGCAAGCCCCCATCGACCTGCGTGACTTTGACGTCAGGTATGCCCATTAGCCCCCCCCAATGATGTTTGCTTAGACGAAATTCAGTCGCGTGACGGCTTCAAGCGCAGCGTCGTATTCCTGCTCGCTCATCGTCACGCCGTGCTGCCATGCGTGCATCTGCCGCGCGGCGGCGTGCAGGTGATGCGGCACGGCTTTGCGGCGCCTCCACTCATCGGCAAAGACGCGGTCGTGAGTCGGCTCGATTTTTTCTTGGTTCATGTATCCCCTGTTTCCAACACGTTGTTTCCAGCGACTGCGCCACTCGTATCGAAGGCGACGGAGGTAATCGTTACGGTCGGATCGCCATCGCACGTGACCGCTCCGCCCGATGTCGAGGGCAGGGTCACAAGCGGCAGCGGGATGATGAAGGCGATCTCGATTCGCTTCACCACGCCCAAATTCTCGTACGTGGTCGGCAGGGTCTCGCCGTGCATCAGCTCGTAATTCGCCGTCATCACGGTACGCACCGCGGTGATGAGGGCGAGCAGGAGCAGCTCCGCCTGGTCGTAGCTTGCACCCCAGCAGTGGATATCGAAGGTCACGTGCCTATCGTTGAGGCTTCGCGGATTGCCGCCGACCGTGGTCGTGCGGGTATATCGCTCGCCCTTATCGACCCAGACGTAGCGGGGGGGCGCGTCTTGCTTGGTGAGGTTCTCCGTGCCTCGAAAGCATGGCGCGACGTACTGCAGCTGCGTGGTGACCAGCGCGATGAGCTGCGAGACGGTGTTGCAGGACATCTACGGCGTGTTGTTTTTCATAAATTGCCTACGCACCATGCCCTTGATGAGGGCACGCATCGGCGCTTCCCATAGGCCCCATCCGCGTGACTCCACAGGGAGCATGGGGCGGGCCCGGAGGGTCACGCTCTTGGCGAAGTGCCTCCCGGGAATCGCGCGGCTTGTCCAGCTCAGCATCTTCGCTGCTTTGGGCACAATCGTGCCACCAAAGTGCTGTATCGCCGCGTAGATCACGTCCGTCGCGACGACGAACCCCTCGCCTGTGACGCGTGAGTGAAACGATCTTTGTAACCGTCCCGAGTCACGCAGCGGATTGGGCGAGCTCCACTCGGTGCGCTCCCATGGGGTGCCGTATGGATCGCGTGATGCACGAAAGCCGAGGTTCACCTGTGTGACCGCCTCGGCCGCGAGATTCGTGGTGATCTTCGCCGCGAGCTGGCGACCCGCCACCGCAAAAAAACGTCTCTTCAGAGTCGATAGCTTTACGAAGCTGCCCGTCAGGCTGACGCTACTGATGCCCGCCATCACCAACCCCGCAGCGAGTCGGTGCTCATGAGCAGCTCGAACGGCAAGGCCACCGGACCGCCCACCGCTGGCTGCACGTCGAGGGTGGCGCGGCCATCTGCGATTTGCTTCAGCCACTCCATCGCGTTCTTGCGCCCCTCGGCATACGCGTCCCGCGGCCCTTCGGGGTTCCAACCGCGTACGCGCAGGATGTCGGGCGCGGACATCATGCACGCGGCCCGTGTGACATCGGGCCCCCAGGACACGAACGGGACGGGCCATCGCGACCGAAAGAAGGTGTCCATCTCGGCGCTGTTGGCGAGGATGATGGCCGTGAGCGTGGAGTTGGGCACGCCCACGATCGCGGCGGCCGGCAGCGAGTAGACCGTCACGTCCGAGGCGGCGGCGTAGGGCACGGGCGTGTACGCCATCGCTACGCGCGCACCTTCCTCATGTCCTCATGCGCCTGTTTGATCAGCTCATCGAACTCCGCTCGGCTGATTTTTTTGCCTTCAAATTCCTCGACACTGATGCCGCGCTCGCGCAGTCCCAGGCGCACGAAATTGGCGATTTGGTCCTTGTGTCCAGGGGCGGACGGGCCCTCGGCGCCGCCGAAATCTTGCACTTCGTGTTTCCAATTCTCGAAGTTCTGCATCTTGCTCGACTCCGCCGCGGGCGCGCCGGGCCGTATGGCCTGCATGGAGGACTGGGACGGTTTGGCCTTCTCGTTCTTGTAATCGTCGCTCATGGGATTCTCCTTTGCTTACCCGATGCATTTTGCCGCGAGCCACCAGAGCGCGGGGCCCGCGCCACCGCGTGCATCGGCGCCGAAGACGTACTTCTTGTGCCAAAAGACGTTGTCGTCGTTCGGGTTGTCTTTGCGCAGAAGCTGCGGCGCTTTGCGTAGCTGAAAGATGAAGGGCTTCAGGCCCGGCTTGCTCGTATCCACGAGGTACCAAGTGGTCGGGTCTATCGCGAGCTCCGGGATCACCATCACGTCTGCCGTGCCTGCATAGACGTTGTCGACCGCGGTAACGGCGTTGGTGCCTGCGCCGCCCCCCGTCCCTGCGATGATGGTCGCGAGGTTGGTCGATTTGACGATGCTGCGTGCCGGCGCATCGAGCTGTGGCGGGACAACGAGCAGGGTGGGGTTGACGGCGAGCGGGTAGCCGTCCGCCCCGATATACGTGTACATCGTGCTGCGCACGTAGTTGTAATTCGCCGCGGTGAGTGGCGTGCTCGGAAACAGATTCGGTTGGCTACCGAAGCCGGGCTTATACGGGTGCGCGGTGGAAAAATACGGCTGCTGATCGTATCCCTGATACGGCTGACCGCTCGTCGCGCCATTGCGCAGCTGATCAATGATCAGGGCATCCGGCCATTTCTTCATCGAGCCAGCAAGGCCATCGACAGCGTTGCCGAACAGCCCGATCTGCATGTCATCCACGTCGTTGCGTTCAAGCTCGATGGTGTCTTCGTAGTCTTTGTTGAAGATCTCGGTTGAGCGGGCTTGCGCGTTTTGCAATACACGCTCTCCGATCCACTCTCGCACGCGCGGCAGCCGGTCCATAAAGGCGTAAATGTTGACCCGCGCCGTGGACGGTATCTCCATCGCGAGCCGCTGATACCAGGTCGGTGTGGCCGCGAAGAAGTCCTGAAATCGCAGCGCGTAGGACGTAAAAATGACTGGCAGCGCGAGCTGCGGATTCGTTTGCATCTGTGTTGCCCCCCTAAAAACTTGTTATGCGAATTGAACGAGGCAACTGACGCCGTCGTCGTGAAACCCTAGAAAAATGCCGCCTACCAGACGCCCCGAGCCGCCATTGGTCTTGCCCACCGTGGTGTCGTCCACGACGTAGAATGGGCTGAGCAAATCGGCCTGTGTGAATGCGTCACCCGCAGACCCGTTGTCGTAAGGGAATACGCCGCGGCGTATGGGGAACATGATGCAACCCGCCGCACCCGTGGCAACGCGGCCCGTGAGGGTGTCGAGTACGCCGGCGGTGTTGTTGAAGGTGATTTCCGCGCGGCCGATGGGCTTACCGTTCGGGTACAGCGCCGCGGAGGTTGCACGCCCCGCAGCGGAGGCGACCACGATGCCGCCCGCGTAGATGATGGCTCCCGCTTCGATGGGCACCGCGAGCTCGTCGAGGATCGGGCCTTGGCCCTTTTTTACCGTGTCGCGTGCAAGGATGAGTGTGGCCATTTACTGATCCTCCGCCCCAGCCACGACGGCTGGATGCTTACGCGCCGCGAGGTAGCGCTCTTCGGTGATGCCTGCGGCGGCGATGATGTCCCGCTCGATCGAGGAGAGCGTGGTGGGCGTGGACCCGCTCGGTGCGGGCTGCCCCGCGGGGCGCGCCATGAGCAGCACGGGTGCGGTACTGAGGAACACCTTGAACTGCGCGGGCTTCATGGACATGGCCCAGTCTCGCTGCGCGGGCGTGATGCGCGGCGTGGGGCCGTTGGTGGCATCGGCGACGAGCGATTCAAGCTCCTTACGCTCCCTGTCCGCTTCCATTTGCTGCACGCGGGCGTTGAGCTGCTCGACCTGCTGATGCGCGGCCTTCCATCCCTGTATCGCGCCCAGCGCCTCGACGCCGCTTTCCCGGCCTGTGAGGGCGCAAACGTCGCGTTGAAAATCTCGCATCCGCGACAGTGCAGATACGATCTCCGCTTCGCCCGCCGTGTCGGCGAGCCCTAGCATCGTGATGACTCCCCGCATGGGCAATCCCTCCTGTGTGTCCTGATCCGTGCCGTCCCATGACGCCAACAGTGGCGTCTGGGAATGCGTCGCTGGCATGTTTGTCAACGCGCAATTGATAAGTTCAGTAATGTTTTTCGCCTTGGTTCCGTCGTTGAGGAACGCGGGGCTGATGTAGCGATACTCGAGGTCGATGATGGCTTGCGCCGCCGCGGGGGTCCAAACCACGTTGGTCGCCCATAGCTCCCCGTCGCGCAGCTCGGGCCGAAACCAGCCTGACGCTTTCCGATCCTCCTTGGAGGCATCTTCTTTGAGCGCGAGATGCTCGTAGTCGACCATCATGTCCACGTTCCACTCGGCGTGGCGGGCCGTGACGGACAGCGCCGCCTTCGAATCGAAGGTGAACGTGCCTTTTTTGGACTTCACCTTAGGCGTAGTGAAGATGCGGAACTCCTTCGGGGGCTTACCCTCCGCGTCCAAATTGATCGCAAGGAGCACGGCGTCTTCAGGGGGTGTTTTCATGGTTTCTTCTTTTCCTGCGACGCGTTCCACAGCTCGGAGGGGTAATCCGCGCGGTCTACCGGCACGCTCGCGAGCTCGGGCACAGCGCCAAAGCCCGTCTGCGCGCTCTTGCTCGGGCCCTGTGGCGCGATGCCCATCGCCTCGGCCTGATCGCGCGTGAGCGTGGTGAACCCGCTGCGGCAGTTGAAATGCAGTGGCGCCAGGTGAGTCTTCCACCACGGGTCGTCGGCGGGGAGGATGGTGCCATCGCACTCCTCGCAGATGGGCGTGGTGCGGCTGTCCATGATGGCGTCGAACATCCAGTAGGGCCGCTCGTCGACCACGTCCGGATCGGTCGCCTGCTCGTATCGGCCCGATGCATAAGCAGATTGTATATTTGTGCGAAAGATAGTTTCGAGTCTCCACCCCGGGTTCTCGACGGTCCCGGCCCATTCGGCCTTCAGTTTCTGGCCGATCGTGTCCTTGAAGTCTTGCAGGGTGGTGCCCTGCGCGACGGCATGGTCGATGGCCTTCCACACGTCTGCGACCAGGTCGAGCTGCGCGACGTCGGAGACGGTGAACGCGCGCTGCCGTGCGGCCTCGGAGAGCTCATTCCATTCAGGACGCGTGAGCGAGACCTTGGCGCGAAACCATCTTACCGCCTCGTCAAACTGGAGGGGGTTGGACGGTGCGGGCAAACTCTATCCCTTGATCGTCCGTGCCGCCTCGCGCGGCAGGCCCGTGGCCTGCTCATGCTTCGCAACGATGGCTTCGTGTCCCGCCATCGCAGCCGCTTTGGTCGCGTAGCGCACGATCGGCGCTGGGGGGTACTCGGAGGTAAAAAAGCTGTTGCCCTGATCTCCCGAAAACACCGTGGAGATGTTGATGGTCCCGACCGAATGACTCGCGAGCACGATCGGCGCGAAGCCGAGCGTGTCGCTCGGGGTCGCGGCGCGTACGGTCTCGCCGTCCAGCACAAGCGTCATACGGAAATGCCCCACTTGCCGCCGAGGTAAACCTCAAGCGCGCGCCGATCCGGCAGCGCGATAGTATTGGTGTAGACAATGACCTCCGCGAGCGTCATGTCGGGCGCGCCGTTCCCACCGAGATACCGGCCTAACATTATGCCGCCGGTCGGGGTTGAAAAATTGATACCCGCGGTCACCACCTGTACTCCGTCTCGCCATACGTCCTCCGGGGATGCCGCGGCAGCCCGGACGCTGTGGACATGAGGCAGCGTGTCCGTGCTACCCGCCAACGGATCGCCGAACCCGCTACCGCCGTACCACCATACGCCCGCGTCCGTCATGCCGTGGACGCGCGTGTTGCCGCCGTTGGTTCCATACGAAAATGCCCCGTGGTAATCGTTCGGGGATACCGCCGTGTTGAACTTGAACACCGAAAACGTAGTGAACGCGAACGACGTGGCCCCACCGGCAGAGGCCATGCCAGTGTTGCCCGCGATGGTGAACGTGAGCCCCGGCTTGCCGCCGAATGACGTGGCGGAGTAAACGGGCTGCATGCCCGCCGTGGCTTGCAAGCAGTCGTTGCCGTTGCCCGACAGGTCCGGTAGGGTCGCCACGCTCGAAGGGCCCGTATATTTGCTAGCATCGTACCAAACGGACATGCCAGCGATGGACATCGGCGTGAACGATGGCGCGGAGGGCGCCGCGGCCATCCATCGGCCCGGCATGCGCCGAGGCACCCAGCGCCGTGCCCGCGACCATCGGCCCTCGATGTGCCGATCGTGGAAGGTCACGCGTCGATCTCACGCACCCGGATCGTGCCGCTTGCCGTGGGCGAGGTGCCGCCCGTGAAGCTGAGCACGGTGACTGCAATCTGGTCACCGAAGAAGTCTATCAGGGTCGCCTGCGGGGTGGGGGCCGTGAGCGTCACCTGCCCAATGAGGTCCGAGGCCCCATCGGTGTGCCGCCATATGCCAAGCACCACGGCCGTCGCGCTGCCCCCCAGCGTGAGTGAGTCCACCGCGAGCTCGACGTACTTGGCGTAGTCGCTCAGGGCCAAGTACGCGGACGATATCGGCGCGGAGGCCTCCGCGGCCTGCGCGGTGAGGGTGCGAATTGGTGTCCAGGCCATTAGGTGAGGCTCCCATCGAAATAGTGAATGGCATCGGCCAGAGCGCGCATGGCTTGGGCCTCCCCCGAGATGAGCTTTCGCGCTACCGCGACCACGTCGAGGGCACGCATCATCCGCCGCTCGCAACGATCGCGGCCTTCGCTCACGACCAGAAAAGCGCTGTGCGAGGCCTCGGCGACGCCGCGCCAGTACTCAACGGAGTCTTGCAGCGGAATCATTTTTCTACCGACACCGCGTAGCGTCCCGCAAGGGAGGCCATGACCGTGGCGGACTCGATGAGGCGCGCCAGCTTCTTAGGGTCCATGCCCTGGTAGGCTTTGAGCAGGATCGCCTTCATCGCCTCGAACGTCGGGGCCGATTCGATCGCTTTGAGTATCGTCGACGTATCGCGGCTCATGTACTCGACGCTCGCGGCCTTCGCCTCGTCGGACACGTCATCGATGTAATGTTGCCCATCCACGAACGCGGGCTGCATCGCTGCGGCGCGCTTGGTCACGCGGCGCGAGAGCACGTTGTGCGTCTCGGCGGGGGGCGGCGCGGGGTCGCCCGCTGCTGGGGCAGGGGGGGCCACCGGGACCGGGGGCGTCGGGTCGGGCATCGGGGCCGCATCGATAAGCGGTAGGTCGAACCGCTCGGCGATCTCGGGGATGTCGATGGGCACACTCGACGCGTGAAACGACGCAATCGCATCCGCGAGGGTCTTGAGCGTGACCGACTGCGCGCTCGTGTCCTCCGGCTCCTGCGCCATCCACCGTGGCCACGGTGCCGCATCGGCATCGCCGTACATGTACATCGCCCACGGCTTGATGAACTGGTCACGAATCGTCGTCGCAAGCGTATTCACGTCGGCGCGTTTGCGCCCCGCAAGCACCTGCCCGTGGACGGAGGCAGCGGCGAACGACCCGCCCTTTACCTCGGTGGTGAGGTTTTGGCCGAGCCAGCCCACCGTGATGCCCGTGTTGCAGTGCTCAATAAGGCCCGGGAAGGCCTCCCACGTCGTGGACATCGGCTCGCGGTACTCGATGTCGAAGCCGTCGGGGGCGACGAGCGTGGCGCGGGAACCTCGGGTGCTCACGTTTTGAAACCAGCGGTTCTTGTCCTTCTCCGATGCGCCGGGGGGCATCTTCGCCAAGGCGGTGGGCTGCCCGTGCACCTCGCTGAAGTTGGACCAATCGCGCATCGCTTGACGTCGCAGGAGCCATGGCTCCGCGGTGGAGCGCACGATCCCGTGCATCCATCCGCGCTGCCCATAGGGCTGCAGCATCATCCACTCGCCGGTGCCGGTCACGATCTGGCGCACGCCCTCCATGGTCGAGACGTAGAACTCCCGGTCCTGCAGGCCGTACCAAATGAACTGCGGATGCCATATCTCCATGCGCGGCACCCACGTGCGTGCGATGCGCTGCCATCGTGGCTGCATGAGCCCCACGCCAAGCGCGAGGCCCCACGAGAGCCAGCTGGAGAGCACGTTTTCGGGAAACACATCGTACCAAATCGCGTCTAGATCCTTGACTGCACGCCGCGCCGTGTATGCGTTTACGGTGTCGGAGGGCTCCAGCTCGAAGTCGAGGCCGAGCACGCCAAGCACGCGCGTGTCGCGCACCGCTTGCACCCGCTCATCGCGCCCCATCGCCTCGACGAGGAGGGCCGAGTCTGCGAACTGACCGATCTCGTGACTGTCGAGCGCAGCGCGGATCTGTGGCACCGTCCAGCTGGTGAGTACACCCGGAAAGAGCTGGGTGACGATGGAAAGGGGCGGGTTACCGGACATAGGATTTAGGCGATGAAGACCAAACTACAAAAACTGCAGGGAGTGCGCGACCGCCTCGAGGACCCTGAGCGGTGGGAACTAGGCGCACTTGCCACGAACGATCAAGGCGAAGAGGTCGACCCTGATGATGACGACGCTGTTCGTTGGTGTTTGGTTGGCGCGGTCTCGCTGACTGGGGAGACCTGTGAATCTTTATTGGACATGAACTGGGAGGACGCCGCTGATCTCAACAATTACGGCGGTCACCCAGCGGTGATTGCGTTGCTGGACAGTCGCATCGCGGCGTTGTCTTCTACTTCTTGACCACTCTGAGACGAGGCGGCCGCTTGTCTTGCTTCTCCCGCTCCTCGCGAGCGCGCTCGGCGTTGAGGGCAAAGAGGCGGTCGAGGATCTCGCCTTCGAACGCCGCGGTGGGCGGGGTGTCGTAGAGGGGCACTTACGGGAGCGCGCGGCATGATCCCACCAGGACTCGTTTGCTTGAGTCGCTGCGCAGACGATGACCCCGTGATAGTGAAAGCAGCTCACGACCTAAACGGCGGCAGCCCTCTGCAGCCTCAATATCTGCTCGTCTACTAGCGCAATCAGAGGCGCGAGTCCGAAGACGGCGTGATGGCTGTCTGGATTTTTCTTGTACTCAATTTGCATGGTCGCCATACACGGCGCGTCGCTGAATTTTGTTGTCCCGAGCAGAGCGGAGTTGACAACAAAGTTGGCCACGTCAAAAACCGGACCGTCCTTCTCTGTAAAGGTAGTCATGCCGTGTGGCCTATCCAGCCAATGCCTTACCTCTTGCAGGTCTTCAATCGTAAAGTCGCCAAGGCCAGTCCACTCCAACTTGCCGTCATTCAGACGAACAATAGCGAAATATTCGAGCTCTCGAAATGAGTTCTCCATCACAGCGCACCTAAATCTACTCTCCATCTACATCGCCCTTCGCATCGGCATCTGGTCTTGGTAGGTCTCAAACTCGCTGCCAAACGCATCGCCTGGCATCGCGTCAAACGCGGCTGCGAGCGCATCGACCTGGTCGTCGTGCACGTCCGAGACGCCTGTAAAATCGGCTAATTCAGCGACGAAGTCGTCGAGCCAAGGTGCACTACGTGGAACGAGTATTTTACCTGCGTTCCACGCGGCCGCGACGGGTTGCGCTCGGGCATGCTTGTCAGCGACTGCAACTCTCGCGTCAATGGAGACTCCCGTGGTCGCGAGAAAGTCGACGACTCCCCGCTCCGATGCTCCGATATAAGCCACGAGATGAGCGTGATTATGCCTTTCAGCGAGCGCAGAAAGCGCTTCACCAAATCGCGGCGCTTGCGTCTGGCGGCGCACCACATCCTTGACGTAGTATATGCCGCCCACCTCCGCCAAGACGATCGCGACGCTGTAGTCGGCATGCTTTTTCGCACTGTACGCAAGGTCCACCCCTATCGCTTCGCGGTAGCCGCTTGGAATCGCATCGTAAAACCGCACATCGTTGAAAACCGACCCGCCCTTGCTTCGCGGCGTGCCCTGATAGATCGACGCCCAACTGTACTCACCTACCTGCGCACGCTTTTTTTCGAGCGCCGCAACCGGCCATCGATCCGGCCAGAGCGCCTCGCCCGCATCGCTTATCGCGGGGAGCCGAATGCACTCCCAGCCCTGTTTGATGAGCTTTCCCGCAAGGTCGTCGGGGTGCCATCGCGTCTGCACCACGATGGCCGAACCCCCGGGCTCGATGCGGGTAAACGCCACATCGTTGAACCAGTCCCAGTTGCGTTCGCGTATCAGCGCGCTCTCGGCCTCCGCGCGGTTCTTCGTCGGGTCATCGACGAGGAGGACATCGAGCCCCATGCCGGTGAGCGGCCCGCCGATGCCCGTGGCGAGCAGGCCCCCACCTTGCGTGGTACGCCACTCCTCGATCCTGTTTGCCTCGCGCGACAGGGCGACCTCCGCGACGGTCGCCAGCCTCCGCGCTACAATTGACTTCTTGCGCGACAGCGCGGCGGCATAGGTCACGTATCCGCACGTGCGCTCGGGCCTCGTGGTGAGGTACCACGCGATGAAATGAAGCAGCGTCTCCGTCTTGCCGTGACGCGGTGGCGTCGAGACGACGAGGCGGAGAGGCTCCCCCACACCCACGGATTCCAGACGCCGTATCAGCGGTGCGAGGTGCCAAGGCGCCTGATACCGGGGCGTGACCCGTGTGATAAAATCAAGGAGGCCCTCAGTTGATGGGGGCTCGGGGCTCTGGGACTCGTGCGGCGGGGGGCGGCGGTCCTGCGCCATGCGGCGTAGCCGGTGCACTTGCCCGAGCAGGCCGAGGCTGCTCGACACTTAGAGCTCCCGAGACGACATGCAGGTCACCCACGATCTTGATCGCGCCTGCGACATCGCGCATGTGGTCGATGTCCGCCCCATCGAGCATGACGTGCAACTTGCCGATGGCCTTGCGCAAAAACGCCAAGCGCACCTCGGCCCAATCGGCCTCTTGATGGAGCTTCTTGCGATCGACAGCTTCCGCCAGCTTCCGATCGGTGCGCACCCGTGCATGGTATCTTTCGAGGGAACGGGGGGAGATTTTCCACTTGGCGCGAGCTGCCGCATCGCCCAAAGCGATCGAGTCGACCAGGATCTCAGAGATCCGATCGTAGTCAAATACAGGCGCTGCCATGGCTCAGCTCTGTCTGCGTGGGAGGCATAGGCTCGATGCCGAGCAGCGTCGTTTGCCTAAATCTAGAGGCGGCAAGCTCGCAGTAGCCCGCATCGATCTCGAAGCCGATGGCGCGCCTACCCGTGTTGCGTGCGGCGAGCAGCGTGGTCCCCGAGCCCATGAACGGGTCGAGCACCGTGCCGCCCTTGGGGGCGAAGCCGACCAGCAGCTGCATGAGCTTGAGAGGCTTGCTGCACTTATGCCCCGCGGTGCGCAGCTCCGTCATCGTGTCGACGACGTCCCATTTGGGTCCGTCGTGCGATTTCGGCAGGCGCCAGCAATAGATGGGCTGGTAGCGATACGCGAGGCCGCGCGATGTCGCATGCGCGAGGGTGAAGCGAGGCGCCCAGACCACGGTCCGCTCGGGTGGGGGGTCGAACGCGCGCACGTCGTCCGCGAGCCGCGAGCCGCTGCCAAACCACACGACGGGGCCCCTCGATACGCGAAGCATCTCGGGCAGCAGGTGATAGGGCACGTCCGCGTCCCAGGCCGCGACCTGGACCCCGTAGGGCGGGTCGGTGATGACGGCATCGACGGATGCGTCGGGCATCGCGCGCAAGAGGGCCTCAGCATCCCCCTGCACGATCGATATTCCATCAACGTCGTACACACCCTATGGGTGAAATCGGACAGAACGCGCGCATCCGGACAAGATATGGAGCTTTGCGCGTGCGAAAAACCCGCGCGATTCGCGTAAAAATAATTGCAAAATAGGTGGGATATCCACACGATCCAGCACGATTCGACGTGTTTTACCGCTGAAGGCTAAACCAAAGTTGTCCGAGCTTGTTTTCTAGGTCTTTGCGAAGGAAGAGGTACTTGCTCCCGACGGGCACGGGCTTGACCTGATGTTGCAGCAGGAGCCGGTGCATGGATTGGCGGCTCATGCCCGCGAGTTTTGCCAGCTCCGTCGCTGTGTAAAATGGGCGTATCTCGGCTCTTTTTCCATCAGCATCCGTGCGCCCGCATAGGCTGCATATGCACGAGTAACGAGCACGCGCGCCTCCGCGGTCACGATGGTGATGATCGCGCGGTGCCCCTGATTGATCGCTCTGCATAATTTATCCCTATCCCCCATCGCTCGCGCAGCGCAGGTCATGGAGACCACGCCCGCGAGCTTATCGAACGTTACCCTCAGCTCAATCGGCAATGTCTTGCCCGTATGATGCCTCGCAAAGATAACTTGTCTATGTATGCCGCGTAAATCTCCCAGCGTCGCCGTGATGATCCCGTGCCGATGCGCGGCATCGAGCCGGCGGTCGGTCATCGGGTCGCTGCGCTGCCCGCCATCGACGGGGGACAGGGCACGGTCCGCGAGCGGTCCCCAGGAGCTGGAGAGGCCCATCTCGGCGTCCCCCTGCTCGAAGAACCAGCGCAGCTCGTCCTCGACCCAGGGCATCATGGCGAGGCTTCGGGCTGCGCAGGGGGCGGCCGGTCGGTGTCTGACGCGTCCTCCGGATCAGGGACCATGTCGTGGGGCGCGGTCACGTCCTCCTCCGCCTCAGCCTCGACCTCCTCCCGGGCGACCTGGCACAGCTGCGCGCACAGCTGCATGTGACGCGCTTCGATCTGTCGGATCGACATCCCAGGTGTTATCCGGCCCAGGGGCTTGCCGATCTGCCTCGCGACTTTGGTCAGCTCTTTGATCTGCTCGGGGGCCACTTCGGGCGGCGCGGTCGTGTTGCGCGGCATGACAATGGATTCGTAGACCTTCGCAAGCCAAGGGGCGAGGGCCTCGATCGGGCCCAACTTGCGTTCGCGACGCGTAATTTCATTCAGACATGCTTGGAGCCGCTCGACCGGATCCGGCCTCTCCATGGCCAGCAGCTTATGAGACAGGCTGATTTGTGTTTTCTCGGGCAACGCAGCGATGCGCGGATGTGAGGTCAACACCTTGAAAAAGCTTGCCATCGCTAGGACGCTCCTAACCGCCCGCTGCGGGGGTACTTTTGGCGAAGGATGCGACCGAGCTGGGCCGCGAGCTCCCTACGGTCGTCCGCAGAGAGCTCCGGTTCGCGCTTTGGCTCCGGCTCCGTCGCGCGCGACTGGGACGGCAACTTCACCAACGAGTCGTTCAGGTTGGTGTAGGTCTTAAGCACCCACCCCGTGGGGGCGTTGACCTTGCCCTGGGTCCGGTCGGCCATTCGATTGTCCAGGTTGGCCAGCACGGTGTGCAGCCGGTGGACTGGGTCCGGCTTCTGCAGGCGGAGCAGGTCGGTCACGAGCTTTTCGCGCGTTCTAAAATGTACCGATGAGGTACGCGCATGGGCAGCGAGGGCCGCGCTCATCTCCTCTCGCCCTAATTGCCATTCTGCGGGCTCTTCTCGCTCTTCTACGACCTTGGATGCCTGCTCGGCCTGAACGGCGCTGCTAGGGACCTCTGAGCGGGCTGTGGCTTGCTCTGGGGGCTGTCGTGGCTGTGGGAAAGGAAGTTTAAATCTCCTCTCTTGCTCTCTCGCGCTCTCGTCCGGCTGTGGCTGTTGG